CCATATGAAGAGTTCTCAATATTTGCGCTTCAAAATCTAAGTATATATTGATATACGAACACTTCTTAGCATGGGGTAAGGGGAAACAAAATGAAGTTTATTACCAAATGGCAGAGACGACTAAATCAATTGAACAAAGTAGAACTCGAGTTCGTGCAGTTGATGATCGAACGACGGTTAGAAGGAGATGAAGAAGAATGAGGCATAAGATGGTGAACCTAGACAGTACGTCGCATGAGTACGCTTCAAAGATGAGCAACTTCTCTGCATTTGTACGCAAACAAATTGCACTACACATGGAAGGCGAAACACTCGAGGATGCAGTACGACAAAGAAACTTTTGGAAAGCAAAGTACGAGGCAGAGGTGGCTAAGAATGAATCCAACATGGATTGATGAAGTTCCGCTTGAATGGTTTGAATTTAAGCATACAATTAGTTCCCATCCATTCTGTAATGAGTGCGATCTGTATGGAGAAAAGCAATGGGAACGAACTGAAGAATATCCAGCAATTATGATAGATGCCCCTTGGGCGGCATTTCCACATAAACCGCGATGGATATGGATCTGCTTAGATTGCTGGAATGGTGATGCTCAATGAAGGTGCTTGATTTGTTTAGTGGCCTCGGCGGATTCTCTGAGGCGTTCTTACGATCTGGTGATGAAGTTGTTCGAGTTGAAAATAATCCATTACTAAGTGAAGTTCCAAACACATCTATTGAAGATGTTCGAGCGATGAGAGACAGATTAAGACAATTCAGAGATGAAGGACAACCGATTAGACAAATTGATCTTATTCTTGCATCACCTCCATGTTACGAGTTTAGTTTGGCATACTCAGCACCTCGAGCAATTGCGTCAAGAGATGGAACTCTTGACCAATATAATCCGAATATGGAGTTGGTAGAGTTAACGCTTGAAATTATTAGTTTAGTAAAACCAAGATGGTGGATTATTGAAAACGTAATCGGGTCGATAAAATATTTTGAGAAGATTGGGTTGATACCTAACCAAATTCACGGGGCTTATGTCCTGTATGGAAACTTTCCAAAGTTTTCCACTCCTGTTATGCCATCAAAAGCAAAAAAGGATTCCTTCCATGGAGATCCACTTCGAGCAAACAAACGAGCAATTATCCCGCTCGAGTTGTCGATGGAAATACGAAAAGCAATGATGAGCCAAAAGACCCTCTTTGATGATTACAACATCGCTTGAACATCTAAACCGAGGCTGAGAGCCACGGCAGAGGCCACGATCTTCAAAACTTTAGCCATTCCACGGAGTTCGATGATAGTTTGTTCCATCATTAACATACGTTCTTCGAGTTTTGATATCCTTTCATTTTGTACCAGATCACTTTCACTCATAGCATTCTCACGTTCCCATTGTCAGCGTGTTTAATTGGAGGCCATTGGTCTCTAACCGCACCCGCAACAATGCCAGCATTTAGATGATCTTTCAACCAATCGGGTCTTTTATCTCCGAATGCAGAGTCAAAAGGACTCATAGAACGAGCATCTGCTACCGCTTGACGTATTCCGGGGGTGGCTGTCATGGATTCAGCGTCTCGAGTGTTAATAGGTAAGAAGTAAGCGTTTGCGGCGATGGGCGTTAATGTGTGTTCTGGACGAATACCACCATATCGCCACATTGGAAAAACATTACCTTTGAGTTGGTTAATGGTCATCATGTGCCCGTTTGACATCAACTGAGCGCACATGGCATCATGAGATTCCGCTAAGACACCTATTGAATGAGTTAATGAATTGACTTTTTTGTTCTCTAAAACCATCATAAAGGAAAGTGCAATGTTACCATAATCTAGGTTTTCAATTCCCATAAAATGAATATTGATGTAAAGATGGTCAGTATAGAATAGACTCAAATTTCTTGCTGCAATCTGTTCAGATGGAAATTGCCTTATTTCTGAGTGTAGCAAACTTCGTAGTCGAACATTCGCTTTGAATAAAACCGAATCATCACCTGCACATGGGTACCTATTCAATTGAACAGGAACATTTTCTCTGTAAAACATATTCGTTGGGATCTGGGGATAGGGTGAGACAATGATTTCATAATTTGCTTGCTCATCCCCTGCCGCACCTCTAAGAAATGGAATCGCATCCTCAAAAACGTCCACCTGTCGTAATACGTGCTGAAATCCTTGTTCTAGGTTGATCCGTTTCTGTATGAATCCGTTTCCATCTGAATCAAGAGTTACAGTATCCAGTTCAATTGTTTCTTTGATAATACTAACGGGCATCACTTACACATCCTATGAGCGGCTTTGACAGCGGCCTTAAATCCGCCTTTTTTCCAAGTACCATTTGCTTTCATATGCTTACGCTTTACACTAGCAAAGGCTTTTTTATATTTGCGTTGATAGGCAGTAGTCTTTTTTCTTGTAGGTTTACTACTCGAGTTGTCGGCACGAATGGCTTCTTCTGCCTCTTGTGCTTCTGTCTCGATAACTTGAGTTAATACCTCACCTTCTTTGATGTAAATCATATGAGAAGGAGTATGTCCGCCATTCGCAACCATCCCATAGTATTCAAATGCAGGTACTGCAATGTATGGCATTTGAAAAATTAGAGTTTGGTCGCCAATAATTAAACCTGTCAACGCACCAACACCCGCACCTACTGGACCTGCAATGTGACCACCTATACCCGCTAGGGCAGAAGCAGTTTCTACTTTTGATTTAGCAGCCTCAGTTTTTGAACGTGCCATTTACTCACCTCAGAGGTCTTGAGCCTGAGTGAGCATTTGAGTCAAATCTTTTTGAGTGATTTTCTTAGGTTCTGCGATAAGCATAATGTCAATTTCTGCTGTTGTGCTTTTTAGATCATCATTGGTACAACCCTCGAGTGAAATTCCGATAAGCAAATCTGTTACTACATCGTAACCTTCGGGATGAAGATCGGGTGTGCCAAACATATGCTCATAAGAATCAACAGCAAGACCGCCAACGCCCGGAGCACCATCAGACAAAACGAAAGATTGTTTTTCAAACACACATAATACGTTCGGAGAAGCGATTCCTACATCTTGAACGAGTTCATATGCAGTGGTTGTAGCGAAAATTTTGATGTATGATTCAAAGTAGTTTTGACCAAGTGCGGCTACCGATAGGTCGGACAATAGGTTAGGAAATACTCCAATGTTGCCTGCTCCTGTTGTTCTTAGTTGAAATCGAACTTCTTTGATTGCAAGTCCTTTGTTTTCAACGATAGAAACATAGTCTGATAAGTCAATTCTTCCATAAACTAGGGATGTGTCCCCGTTTGCATCAATGTCAAATTGAAGTCGGTCTCGTAAAATAACGTCATTCGCGCCTTTTGCCATGATGATCTCGAGTGTGAACCGGTGTATAAAGTAAACTGATGCAAAAAATACACCGATTTCTCCGCAGGTAGTCCCATCTTTGCGGCGTAGCCGCCATTCTTCACGCCACCATTCTCCCCGACCACCACCCCAAGGGTACAGTACCCCCCATATGAAGAGTTCTCAATATTTGCGCTTCAAAATCTAAGTATATATTGATATACGAACACTTCTTAGCATGGGGTAAGGGGAAACAAAATGAAGTTTATTACCAAATGGCAGAGACGACTA